AGCCCCTTGGGGGCATCGGTGTATTCCAGAGCCATCACGCAGATTAGGGACGCAGATCACCGGTATGGTCAGATTAACTGGGAGTATGACAGCAAAGAGGCGGCAATCCATATTGCACAGAGCCTCTTAAAATACAATGCGGATAATGACACCTATGAATACCCAGGCGGAAAGAAACGGTTGTACCGAAGTGTTGAATATAACACCGGAGCACAGGACAAACCTCTTCTGGATGCGTTCTCTCCGGAGATTCGGGATGCGTCTTATTATAACGGATGGAATCAGCAGATGCGCTTGATTGAATTCCGGTGTAACCTGGCATACGGTACGCTGTCGGATCCGAACAACACAGATAAGACAGCGGAAGAAATTAGAGCTAGTAAGCAGCGGTCTTACACCTTTGTTTCAGATTGCCAGGATGCGTTGCAGAGTGCATTAACTGATTTGGTGGATGCGATTGCCTTTTGGGGCAGAATCTACCAGATTTTACCGGATAGCGAATATCATCTGTCATTCCAGTGGGATGATTCAATTGTAGTTGACTCGAAAGCCGAAAGAGACAATGATCGTGCCGATGTGGCGATGGGCGTGATGGGGCTTTATGAGTATCGCATGAAGTGGTACGGAGAAACCGAGGAAGAGGCCAAGGCTGCCATTGATAAAATCAGCAGTACAGGGGAAGTGGTTGAGTGACACAGGGCGAACTTGAAAAACTGGCGCTGAAAACTGGAAATCTGTTTTCAGAATTGGAGATCCGGATCATGTCGGATGTTGCCAGGCGAATCAAAGACGCAGGCTTTTCGACCGCTTCGTCTGACTGGCAGATCCGGAGGTTGGAGGAACTAGGGAAGGCAGAATCAGAAATAAAAGACTGGGTGCAGGAAACACTGCAGAAGAGTGACGAGGAAATGGAACACATTTTTTCAGATGAAGTGTATGAGCAGTATTATCAGCACTCCAGAGCCTACAAAGCATCCGGCGTCAAGATGCTGCCGTTCGAAGAGAACACGCCGCTCATCCGGCTGACCGAAGCGGTCAAGTCTCAGCTTTCGGGAGAATATAAGAATATCGCCGGTTCAATGGGCTTCGCGATTCGCGGACCTGATGGACGTATACAGGCATCGCCGCTTATGACGTTCTACCGCTCCACGCTGGATAATGCTGTTCTGGATATACAGTCTGGCGGTTTTGATTATGGCACTGTCCTCAAACGGACTGTTAGCCGCATGACAAACTCGGGGCTGCGTTGGATTGATTATGATTCAGGCGTTCACAGCCGCGTGGATGTGGCGGCCAGAAGGGCAGTTATGACCGGCTTCCGGCAGGTGCAGGGCAAGATAAATGAGCAGGTGGCAGCAGACCTCGGGACAAACACTTATGAGGTGTCCTATCATGTGGGCGCCCGTCCGTCGCATCAGCCCTGGCAAGGGCGTGTCTGGACAATGGAGCAGCTACAGAGCGTTTGCGGGCTTGGTACCGTGACGGGTCTGCATGGAGCAAACTGCTATCATGATTACAGCCCGTTTATTCCTGGCGTGTCCACGCGGACATACATCGACGATCAGCTGCAAGAGATGCTAGACGAGGAAAACACTCCGAAAGATTACTACGGCAAGTCTTACACCACTTATGAGGCGTTACAGGAACAGCGTAAGATGGAACGGAATATGCGGGCGACTCGGCAGCAGGTAAAGCTGTTGCAGGCGGGCAGTGCAGATGAAAAGGATGTTATCCTCAAGAAAGCCAAGTATCAGGGACAGTTGCAGAAATACGCGGATTTTTCAAAGGCAATGCATCTGCCGGAGCAGAAGCAGCGGATCACACAAGATGGTCTGCGCGGACGGTTTACACCGACAAAGACAGAACAGAAAAGGCTTGAAGAGTCGGAGAAAAATGATAAAATAAAGGCAGGTATAAAGCAAGCCGGAATGAGGGGAGAAATCACATTGAATCCAAGCATTCCGGATGTTAGTAAGCTGTCGTTTGATGATGCTCATGTAAACAAAGAAAGAAACCACGGCGTGACGGAATTAGAAGCTAAAAGTTATATTCAGAATGCGTTGTTTTCGACAACAAAATGGAATGGAGCATTTACGAATTATTACAGTGATAAAGGTGCGGCTTTTGTTAATAACGAGAACAATTCTATCAGAACAGCGTTTAAGAGAGAGCAATACGATGATGCTGCTGAGGCAGCGATGGAGGTGTTAAAGCATGGAGGCGCCTGATGTTGTATTATGTCCATTGGTGGATGTAGAAATAGAAAATATTGATTGTATTGAAAACTCAGATGCGGTAGATGGGATCATAAAGAAAGAAACTGTCCCGTTAAGATTTAAGAAAAAATCCGACTGGGAAACAATATGTAAGAATTGCAAGTGGCATGGTTATTGATTTGTGGTGGCAGAATGATATGGCAATAAAAAAACTTAGCTGTCCGTTAATGGATACGGAAATTGATGAAGGAATATGCTATGACATCCACATGAATGTGGAAGGGCTGGCACCAGAATGGACAATTCCCGAGAAGGTGTTAGAAACTCCAGATTATAAAAAAATATGCTTGCAATGTCCGAACCATAGGGACGATTAAATACCACCCGTCAGCAGATAGGTGGTATTTTTATACGCAAAATCAGTGATCAGCACGCAGAAATGCGTGTTATTTTTATACCCTTTTGGCGTGGCTGCCGTAAAAGCCTACTTTTAAGATGGACGGCTACCCATCGCAAAAAGCCGAGAAAGGAAGCAGCATGGCAATTTTTAAGACTGAGACACTCAAGGAAAAAGGACTGACACAGGAACAGATTGATTATATCATGGCGGAGGCTGGAAAGCAGGTGAACTCTCTGACGGCGGAGAGGGACGGCTATAAGAATCAGCTTGCGACCGCACAGGCATCCCTGAAAGCAATGGAGGGGATCGATGCAGCGGGACTCCAGACCAAAATCAATGAATTATCCGAGCAGATGAAGGGCAAGGATGCGGAGATCGAGAAAATCAAATCCGACTATGCGTTTGATGCGGCGGTCAAGGAGGCGATCCGGAAGGCATCCGGCAAGAACGAGCGCGCGATCATGGCGCTTCTGGATGTGGATGGCTTAAAGGCATCGAAGAATCAGACACAGGACATTGACGCGGCTCTGGCAGCGGTTAAAAAGGATAATGATTACCTGTTTGGCAGTTCTGCGCCGGTTCCGAGAGTGGTAAGCAGCACATCAGGCATCAATAACGATGCACAGACAAAGAGAGAACAGGCGAACGAAGCACTGAGAAACCTGTTCGGAAAAGGAGAGTAAAATATGGCAGTAAATATCACAGATAGATCAGCAGTTGAAGCTTTAATCCGTGAGCAGATTGTATCCACCATCTTCCAGGATGCACC